TTAAATGAATCTTGGAACGGCTCTGCTTGGACAGAAGTAGCAGATTTAAATACAGCAAGAGGTTTAAGTGCAGGAGCAGGAACACAATCTTCAGCTATATATGCGTCAGGATATGTAAATCCTAATGGTGTTACAAACGTTGAAACTTGGAATGGAAGTGCTTGGACAGAAGTTGCAGATGTGAATACCGCTCGTTATGGTCATGCGGCTGCAGGATCAAGTAATAGTGATTCTATGGTAATAACAGGAGCAACTCCTGGTGGACAAACAAATAATGTTGAATTATGGAATGGGTCAGCTTGGTCTGAAACAACTAATGTAAGTCAAAATTCTTATCAAGTTGGAGGAAATGGAACAACATCATCCGCTTTAAAATTTGGTGGATCACAAAGTAATGCTGATATAGCTAAAACAGAAGAATGGATTGGAGCTGGTGCACCTGTTGGAGCATGGGCTGCAGGTGGAAACGTTAATCAAGCTAGAAGTGATTTATTTGGTTTTGTTGGAACACAAACTGCATCATTAATTGCAGGAGGATATAAACAACCTGCTTCAGAGTATGTTGATTTAACAGAATTATATGACGGAACTTCTTGGACTGAAGTAAATAATTTAAATGCAGAAAAATCTTCTGGTACTTTTATGGGAATTCAAACTTCTGCTTTATATGCAGGAGGAGATACTGGTTCAGACGTAGCCACTAATGAATCTTGGAATGGAACTAACTGGACAGAAGCTGGAGATTTAAATAGTGCAAAAAGAACTTGTGGAGCCGGAGCCGCTAATAACACAGCTGCATTGCTTTTTGGAGGTTTTAAAGCTGGACCAGCTTTTATAACTGAAACAGAATCTTGGAATGGCTCCGCGTGGACTGAAGTTGCAGATTTAAATACAGGTAGATCTACTATTGCTGGATCAGGAATTCAAACAGCAGCTTTAGCTTTTGGTGGGTATACTGGGACTGCCAGAACTAGTAACACAGAAAACTGGAATGGTTCAGCTTGGACAGAATCAAGTAATTTAAATACAGCTAGATCCTCTTTAGGAGGCACTGGAACATCTACAGCTGCGTTAGCTTTTGGTGGAAGTGCACCTCCTCAAACTGCTGTAGTAGAAAACTGGAATGGTTCTACTTGGCAAGAAGTAGCTGATTTAAGCACGGCTAGAGAAGAATTAGGTGGTGGTGGAACTAGTGCCGCAGGACTAGCTACATCTGGATATGCTAATCCAGCAGACAGTGCATCAACAGAAGAATGGAGTAGCACTTCAGTAACAATTAAGGTATTAACAGATTAAGGAGGAAACTATGGCAAAAACATATCAATACTGCGTAGCAGAAAACTGGGGAAAAGGATTTATCGATCATGATGAATCTTTTAGAATCACGTTTAAAGGCTTACCAGCTAATGTTTGGCAAGTTCCTGCATACAACAAACATGCTAATCTTTGGATTGCCAAAGTAGCGGGTGTCGTTAAAACAAAAGACGAAGCTCAAGCATTAGTTGATGCAGAGGTTCAAGCAGCACAAGCTGCTTGGGATTCATTACCTGACGATCAAAAGACAGAAATGAATCCAAGACCTGCAGACATAACATTGGAGGACTAAAAATTATATGTCAACGTATCAAGGCATAAGAGGACTTAAAGTTCGGGATTATACAACTAACCCTGATAACCCGATAGAGGGACAGCTATGGTATAATAAAACCGATAACGTGAGTAAGTATCAAATACCAAATACTACTGCATCTTGGAGAACTACTGCTAGTTTAAATACTGGTAGAGGATATATGTCTGGCTGTGGTACTCAAACAGCAGCTTTAGCTTTTGCTGGAGAAGCTCCTCCACGTTCTGCTTTAACAGAGTCTTATAATGGAACCGCATTTACTGAAGTTGGTGATCTTAATCATGCTAAAGAAGGTGCAGCACCAGCAGGGACATCTACAGCAGCACTAATAGCTGCGGGAGATCCAGGAGGAAAAGCAGAAACTTGGAATGGAAGTTCTTGGACAGAAATAGCAGATATAAATGTTACAAGATTTTATGGTGCAGGAGCAGGTACTCAAACAGCAGCTATAGCATTTGGTGGATACTATCCATCATCTCCTAATCACAGAGGAAATACAGAATATTGGAATGGTAGTTCTTGGACAGAAGTAGCTGATATGAATACAGCAAGAACAGAAAATGGTGGAGCAGGTATATTTACATCCGCCTTGGCTTTTGGTGGAAGTACAGCACCTGGAGCTGAACAAGCCACTACAGAAGATTGGAATGGTAGCGCTTGGACAGAAGTAGCAGATTTAAATACAGCAAGACAATCTGCTAGTGACTCTGGACCAGGAGGCACTAATACAGCTTGTTTAGCTATTGGTGGAACTGGAGGAACAAATCCAACTATAACTGGAAAAACAGAACTATGGAATGGTTCTTCTTGGGCTGAACAAAATGATTTATCAACCGCTAGATATGGAGCTTCTGGATCTGGTGCGGGTTCAACAACAGCTTTAGCAGCAGGTGGTAGAACACCTCCTATACAATCGGTAGGGGAAGAATGGAACGTAGCTACTTCTGTTGGAGCATGGGCAACTGGCACTGACATGAACACTGGAAGAATATATTTTGATGGAGCAGATTTAGGAACAAAAGCCGCAACTTTAGTTGCAGGAGGAGAAATACCTGCTGTAACTGCTAATGCAGAAACATGGAACGGTTCCTCTTGGACAGAAGTAAATGACTTAAATACAGCAAGAAGTGGGCTTGGAGGTGCAGGAACATCTACAAACGCTTTAATGTTTGGTGGATCAAATCCAGGAAACAGAACAGAAACTGAATCATGGAATGGATCAACATGGACTGAAGTTGCAGACATAAACTCATCGGGAGGAGCTGGTGGTGCAGGTGGAACCTATACCTCTGCTTTATTTTATGGTGGTGAAAGAGGGGGAAGCTATACAGGAGCAACAGAATCTTGGAATGGATCAGCATGGACTGAAACCGCAGATTTAGGAACTGGAAGAGCTTTTTTAGGTGGATCAGGAGCAGACAATACTTCACAAATAGCTTGTGGAGGTTTTTCTTCACCCCCTTCAACTTATCGTGCTCAAGCAGAAACATGGAATGGTTCAAGTTGGACTGAAGTTAATGATTTAAATGAAGCTAGAAGACTACTTGGTACAGCAGGATTAGCAACGTCAACTATTGCATTTGGTGGACAACCAGCAAGTCCTCCTGTTTATTCTGTGGCAAAAACAGAAGATTGGAATGGCACATCTTGGATTGAAGTTGGAGATTTAAATCAGACTAGAATACAGCTTGTTGGAACAGGAACAACTACTTCAGCAATGGCTATGGGAGGATCAATACCTGGCCCTACTGGTTATCAAGCCACAACAGAAGAATGGAGTGGAAGCACAGATTTAACTAAAACAATAGATACGGATTAATTATGACAACATACAAAGAAATACGAGGAACACATATATTATCAGTAACATCTGATCCACCATCACCTGCTAATGGACAGATGTGGTATAACTCAACAGATAAAGTTGTAAAAGGATTTACGTCTAGTCCTGCAGGGACTTGGTCTACTGGTTCCTCATTAAATACTGCAAGATCATTTTTAGGTGGAGCAGGTGCTAACACAGAAGCAGCGTTAGCATTTGGTGGAGGACCTCCTCCAGCACCATCAGCAAAAAATAATACAGAATCTTGGAATGGTTCAAGTTGGACAGAGGTTAATAATTTAAATGAAGCAAAAGCTTTTGTAGCAGGTGCAGGAACATATACTTCTGCAATCGCTGCAGGTGGAGATCAATATTCAGGAACTGCAGAATCTTGGAACGGATCTTCTTGGACAAATATTACAGATGAGACACCAAATGCTGGTAATGGTTACGGTTCAGCAGGAGCAGATAGTGAAGACGCTTTATTTTTTGGAGGTGGTCCAGCTGGAACTGTTGGTGTTAATAGGTATTGGAATGGAAGTAGTTGGACAGAACTCGGTGATTTAAATACTGCTAGAGCTAATTTATCAGGAGCAGGAAAAACTTACACAGCAGCGTTAGCATTTGGCGGAATTACTAATCCATCAACTTTTAAACAAGAGACAGAGTCTTTTAATGGATCGAGTTGGACTGAAGTTGCAGATATGAGTACTGGAAGAGCATATGCCGGTAGTGATGGAACAAATACATCTGCATTAGTTTGGGGAGGAGGCACTCCTTCATCTACAGCAAACACAGAATTGTGGAATGGATCATCTTGGTCAGAACAAAATAACTTAGCTACAGCTAGAAATGGTCTTGCAAACGGAGGAGCAGGGGCTGACGGTTCATCTGGTTTAGCTTATGGTGGTAGCACAGGATCGGATACAGGATCAACAGAAGAATTTATATCACCTACAACTAGCACGGTAACATTTACAGTTTCTTAATACTTGCAATTATTTTAAAATAGAGTATATAGAAAAGAATAGAAGGATATAAAGATATGAAAAAAGACGTTAAAGAAGTAATACAAGGTGAGGAACCTCACTTAAATAATTTATTAACACAAGAAGATTTGTCTTCATTTAAAGGTATGGTGGACGAGCTTCGTGACACATGGACCAAGAAACAAATGTTTCGAACAGAAACAGAAGCAAGGTTTTCTGTATTACAAGATAATAGATACCCAACTAAAGCTGCAAAATATTGGCAGTGTGTAAGAGAACAATCTAGTTACTTAGATAACCTAATGACACTATCATTTGAATATAGAAGAAATGAAGCAAAGATTAAATGGTTAGAAGGTAAAGTTGAAAAAGAAGAAGACGAATACAAAGCAACCAAATATCAAATAGATTTAGATGAGGCTAGATTTGGTAAAGCATCTATGGAAAAAGTTGCTAAACATAGAATGCGTGAAATTAAAATGTGGTCTAAATTAAAATCAGAATTTAATGATGGGTCATTTAATGACAAAGATGTTAACCAACATCAGTTAGAATCATATGGTTTAATGTATGCAGGTAAAGCTAAAACAATTACTGACAGCACATCAGAAGCAGAAGTATTTAATATTATGGGGCAACTGCAATCATTACAAAGAATTAAAGCTAGCGGAGAACTAGAAAATAAAACAGAAAAGAAAGAACAGATAACAAATGACCTTGGAGCAAAACCCAAAGTTTAATTTTGTATTTTTAGGACAATCTATTTTAAGATACGAAGTTCCTTTAGATATATTTACAACGATAAATGAAATATATCAGAATAACTTTGATACTTTAAATCCAGCTAATAAACAATTAGTAGGTAAAATACAAAACGAACACTCTTTGTTTTATGGCGGTAAAGATGAATCTAAAATGAAAAACCATAATAGACTAACACAAGATGTTTTAAAATATTTTATGGATATGTTTAGACATTATTTAGATTGGAATAAAATAAGAGAATATAATTTACACTTAAATTCAATATGGGTTAATCAAATGAAAGAACACGAATACAACCCAGTTCATATCCATAGAGGCACCTTGTTTACAGGTTTGTCTAGTGTTATGATTTTAAGTTTACCATCTACTTACGGTAAAGAATATTCAAATGATGAAGTTCCACAAAACGGTAAATTACAAATATTAGGTTCTGCTAGTGGTCAGTTTGCAAAAATAGATTATCAACCTGAATTACAGGTAAGAGATTTTTTTATTTTTCCATATGATATGAGACACTGTGTTTACCCTTTTAATAGCACAAATGAAACTAGAAGAACATTAGCTGCAAACTGTGATGTTCAGTTTGATCCAATAAAAAATAGAGGCGTATAATGATAATTACAGAACCAAGGTGGAAATCTTTTTGTGTAAAAACAAATGAACCAATGCTTACGCCTTTACAATGTAAGATGGTTATTGAAGCTGGACGAGAACAACCAAGACAAAATGCAAGCGTTGGTCAAGCTAAAAAGGATGGTGGTATAGTAGATACTAATACAAGGACTTCACATATAAGTTGGATACCATTTAAAAAAATGCCAGAGATGTATAGAGACATAGAAAAGACTATGAAAACTACTAACGGCAATCATTTTGGTTTTGATGGCATGCAAATTACAGAACTAGCTCAATACACTGAATATCCATCTGGAGGTTTTTATGATTGGCACATGGATTCAGATGTTAATTTTGCACATGAACCACCTGTTAGAAAAATATCTATGACGTGTTTATTATCACATGAGTCTGAGTTTGAAGGCGGGGAATTACAAATAGAAAAAGAAGATAACAAAATAAAACTTGTGCAAGGACAAGCTATATTTTTTGCATCATTTATTAAACATAGAGTTGCTCCTGTAACACGTGGTGTTAGAAAATCTTTAGTAATGTGGTTTGGAGGACCACCACTTAGATGAAAAGAGATTTACATTTTCCAACGCCAATATATCATTTTGATATTAAAGACCAATCTTTAAATATTCAATTAGAGAAAGATATAATGAATTGGATGAATCAAGATAAAGGAGTTACTAGAACAAACGTAAGAGGTTGGCATTCAACAACAGATATGCATACCAAACCTGAATATGCTAAACTAGTAAAAGCTTTACATGAAGCACAAGATAAAATTTATCAGGAAGAACACTATGACTCTCAACCATTTTTAGGTAATATGTGGGCAAACGTAAATCCACCAGGTGGATATAATAGAGCTCATCTACATCCTAATTGCACGTGGTCAGGTGTTTATTATGTAAAGACACCAGAAAATTGTGGTCATATAAAAATGAAAGACCCTAGAACTGGAGCTGAAATGGTTAACCCTAAATTAAAAGAAAGATACAATCATCCTAACACAATGCCACAAAGACTATGGAGGGAAGTTCACTATGAACCAATAGCAGGTAGATGCATAATGTTTCCTGCTTGGTTAATACACTGTGTTGAACCTAATGAATCTAATGATATAAGAATATCTGTATCATTCAACTTTTTACAAAGGACAATGTTTGTATGAAATTTAAATATCAAGTAATAAAAAATGCAGTATCGTTTGAGTTAGCTAATTTTATATTTAATTATTTTTTACTTAAGCGTGATGCAGTTAAATTTATGTATGATAATAATTTTGTTTACGACACAGGAGTTTTAGGAACTTGGTCAGATAAACAAGTACCTAATACCTACTCACATTATGCAGATATGGTAATGGAGACTTTAATGATGAAAGTATTACCAAGAATGGAAAAAGAAACAGGTTTAAAACTATTACCTACATATTCTTACGCTAGAATATATAAAAAAGGCGATATATTAAAAAGACACAAAGACAGACCTTCATGTGAGATATCCACTACAGTTAACCTAGGTGGAGATCCATGGCCTATATTTATCGACGGTACGGGGTCTAATAACGTCATAGACGAGTATAAAAACATACATAAGCCCGATGCACCTAAAGGCACTAAAGTCTTGCTTGATGTAGGCGATATGCTAGTATATAGTGGATGTGAATTAGAGCATTGGAGAGAACCTTTTGAAGGAGATGTTTGTGGTCAAGTATTCCTTCATTATAACCATGTAAATGGTCCTTTTGCTGATAAGAATAGGTTCGACAAAAGGCCGATGTTAGGTATTCCACCAATAAGGAATATATAATATGAGGTTATATGCTACAAAAAATAGGTTTTCAGCCTGGAATCAATAAACAAATAACACCCACTGCAGCAGAGGGTCAATGGATCGATTGTGATAACGTTCGATTTAGATATGGTATACCAGAAAAAATAGGTGGTTGGAAACAACTAGGTGATGATAAACTAACTGGTGCGGGTAGAGGTCTTCATCATTTTGTAAATAGTAAATCTAGAAAATACGCAATCATTGGTACAAACAGAATTTTATACGCATTTTCTGGTGGAGTATATTATGACATACATCCTATTAAATCTACAACAACGCTTACAAGTGCATTCAGCACGACCAACGGATCAGCTGTTGTTACAATAACTTTTAGTGGTGCTCATAGTATTAGTGAAAATGACATAATTTTGTTAGATAATTTTTCATCAATTACTAATTCTAATTTTAGTGCATCTGATTTTGATGACAAAAAATTTATGGTAACAACTGTTCCATCATCAACAACACTTACAATTACAATGCCGTCAAATGAATCAGGGTCTGGTGCAACAACATCAGGTGGAGTTAGAGTACAACATTACTATCCTGTAGGACCAGCTGTACAAGCAAAAGGATTTGGTTGGTCTTTAGGAACTTTTGGTGGGGAAGTTGCGGGTGAGCCAACAACAACACTTACAAATGGTATTAATAGCACTGTTACAACAGGACTAATATTAGGAGACGTATCACAATTTCCAAGCACGGGTACAAACTTTATAAAAATAGATAATGAAGAAATATCTTACACAGGTATATCTGGTAATGAACTTACAGGTGTAACAAGAGAAGTCAGGGGAACAACTGCTGCAGCTCATAGTGGTGGAGCAACCGTTACAAGCACAACAAACTTTGTAGCATGGGGTGAGGCAGCATCGGGAGATTTAGTATTAGAACCAGGTATGTGGTCATTAGATAATTTTGGTGATAAAGCAATTTGTCTTATTCATGATAGCGCTGTATTTGAATGGAACTCTGCTGCAACAAACGCAGAAAATACAAGAGCCACAATTATATCTGGTGCACCAACAGCATCGCGTCATATGTTAGTATCTACACCGGATCGTCACTTAGTATTTTTTGGAACAGAGACAACTATTGGAACACCTTCAACTCAAGATGATATGTTTGTAAGATTTTCAGACCAAGAGGATATTAATACCTATGTGCCGACAGCAACCAATACAGCTGGTACACAGAGACTGGCCGACGGATCACAGATCAGAGGAGCAATCCGTGGTAGGGATGCTATTTATGTCTGGACAGATACAGCATTATTTACACAACGTTTTGTTGGTCAACCGTTTACCTTTGCGTTTGCACAGGTTGGAACTAACTGTGGACTTGCTGGACAGAATGCATGTGTAGAAGTTGATGGTGCTGCATACTGGATGTCAGAGAATGGTTTTTTTAGATATGCTGGTAAACTAGAATCATTACCTTGTTTAGTAGAAGACTTTGTATACGATGATATAAATTTAGAATCCGGTAATCAGATGGTATCTGCCGGGTTAAATAATCTTTTTGGTGAAGTCATATGGTTTTATCCAACTTCCTCATCATCTGTAGTAAACAGAATGGTTGCATATAACTATTTTGATTCTTCACCACAAAGACCTGTTTGGACTGTAGGATCTTTAGCTAGAACTATGTGGGAGGACTCTGCAGTATTTGGAAAACCACATGCTTTAGAGTACAGTGCTTCAGTTGATACATCTTTTGATGTTGTTGGAAATACTGAAGGATCAACTATATATTATGAACACGAAACAGGAACTGATCAAGTTAAAGGTGGAGCAACAACTGCAATCTTAGCAAATATATCTTCTGGAGATTTTGACATAAGTCAAAAAAGAGGGTTAAGTGGTCCCACAGGTATGGCTGATCTTAGAGGAGATGGTGAATTTATAATGAAGATTAGAAGATTTTTACCTGACTTTATATCACAAACAGGATCAACTAGAGTTACTTTAGATTTAAGAGATTTTCCAAACGACACAAAAGCTAGTTCATCATTAGGACCTTTTGATGTAACATCGAGTACTAAAAAAGTAGACACTCGTGCAAGAGCTAGAGCAATATCATTAAAAATATCTAATACGTCTACAAATCAAAGTTGGAGATTAGGCACTTTTAGATTAGATATACAACCAGATGGAAGAAGATAATGGCTAAAATTGCACAAGTAATAACTAGACCATCAAAAGAATATGATGTAGAAACAGCTGAAGCTCAAGTAAGAGACCTTGATGCAATCGTCGAAAAATTAAATTCAACATATCAAGAAGATTTAAAAGAGGAGATAGAAGCATTTAACTTCTTTATTAATTAATGGCT